TTTGTCTTTCTTCTTAGACAAGAATACAATAGTTGATGCGGCGTACTGAAGACCTGAACCACCACCCATGACTTTCTGCGGGAACATAGTACCCATCTGGTCGTAAGTGTGATTAGTTACAACCATCGGAACTTTTGCTTTACCTAACTTGAGAGTGAGAACACGGAATGCCGCTTTGACTAACTGCGACCTTGTCATGTCTCTAGTCTCTTTACCATCTGCAGTATCTTCGATTTCTTTCGTTGTCGATAGCATACCGAGACTGTCAAGCACAAACATCAGAGGTTGTCTGTCTTCTTCTTTCTGCTCCATGTACTTGTCTACAATTCGAATTGCTTCAGTACGGAACTCTTGGACTGTAGTTACTGGCATCATCACAATTCGTCTACCATCGATGCCTCGTTCTTCAATCATATCTTTAGTCAATGCACTCTCAGTTTCAAAGTAGACTACACCTGCATCAGGATTAGCATCTAAGAAACTCTTACAGAGACCGAGAGCGAAAAAGGTTTTACCCGTTGCGCTCTCGCCTGCGATTGCTGTAATCTTGTTGGCAGGTAGACCACCATAGATACTACCGCTTAACAGTGCATTGAAGATATAAGAACCACTGTCAATGAAAGTAGATACATCACCTGCTTCTACGCCATCTGCGACAACGCCAGCGAACTCATTCTTACTCTCTTTGACAATATCTTGTAAAAAACTATTCATAATATCTCCTATTCAATAGTTACTAACTATACACTAACTATCTTGATTTGTCAAGGCAAATTTGCATATCGATTTGGTGGATTGATGTATGTGTTAATCATCTCAATTTCATCATGGTACTCTGCGATAATCTTGAGTTCTTTTTCAATCTCTTCTAGCACATCACCATGTTCTGCTACACCTACACACTTCTTCATCAGAATTTTAACATTCATAACATGCTTGTCAATATGACCTTTTGCATGACTAAGTAGTGCTTCTCTAATATCATCCTCAATTGGATTTGTCATAATTATCTCCTATCCGAAAAAGTCTTCTAATGTTGCTACTTTTTCTAGTTGCCAGTTAATACTCTCTGAAATAAATCTCAGAGGGTCTAAGAATGCTTTCTCAAATTGCATATCGTAATCAATATACTTATGCATGTCAAACTCTTTTGGTAGAGTGTTTAGGAACGAAATGATATTCTCACCAATAGGGTTCGGCATCTTGCAGTGAATGAACTTAATCTTCTCACCGTCTTTGATTTGCGGATAACGATTAGTTATCTTCTTACGCTTCACAAGTTCGTTATACATCAAAGCACCACGCACATGCATCGGTGTACCTTTTGTGTAGACTTTGATATCGGACTTGTACTTCTCAACACCATTCACACTGCGAGGGAAAGCAATCTCTTCAGGTGGTAGTGAATTGAATTCTTCTCTTGTATTTTCGATAAACTCTAGCAAGTCATCATTCGAACCGTTCACAATTACTTTGATTGCTTCTTTCAACATCACACGCACAGGCGCAGGAGTTGAAGACTTGACAACTTCAAGTCCCATAATCTTGAGTTTTGGTTCATCATACTGAACACCCTCAGAGTTGTGAACATTCAGAATGTATCTTTTCTTTGCAGTCCAGATGCCACGGTCAGCGATAACTTCTCGCTTCATAAACATCTTTTGTGCATATGCATTCATATAGTGAGCAAGGTCTTGATAACTCTTATCAATAAAAGGTTCAATCTTCTCATTACCCACTCGGTCAAGAAACTTAACAATTGATGCTTTCGATACGCCACCCTCACTTTCCGGTAGTGACGCTCTCTCGCCATACACTTGATTAACAAGTCCGCTAAGATTAAGGTATACTGAGTCCGTATCTGACGCAATGACATAATTTTCTCCATCAGTCTTTAGTAGTTTGTTGAAATAGTTGTTCAACGCATTTTCAATCCATCTGATACTCAACTGACCAGACAGTGTGATACCTTCTGCCTGTCGAATATCGAAATAGCGAAAGTACTGATTACCCAAAGCACCATAAGCAGAGTTCAGTGCAATCTTTTTTGCTAACTGAATGTTACCATATCTTGCGATATCGTTCTGCAGTGCGGGATTCTTTGTGACTTGAAACTCTTGTTCTGCTTCAAGCATTTTCTTCTTATAGAACTTACGACTTTCGTAAAGTTCTTCCATCATCGCAGGTAGAAACCCTTGAAAGTCTGTTCGAAAACATTGACCATTCGCCGCCATACAAAGATTGCGGTCTTTAAGATGTGTCGTATCAAGTTTCTTATCAAGTAGTTCATCTACACTACATTGAACACGCTCATCAACAATAGTGTCAGGAGAGATGTTGTACTGCATAATCAAGTGCGGATATAGCGAGTTCAAGTCAAACGATAGAACCCACTCATGTTGACCAACGATAGGGTCTTTCACATACGCACCAGCATATGCTTCATTCTTCGCAAATGATTTCTTAGGGGGAATGACGATGTTTTTTCTACGCAAGGTGTTATACACAAGCATATCCCAACAGCGAACTTGAGAGAATACATCTTCATAGTTCACACGGAAGTCATACGCCATCATCAACTGCAGTTCAATCAGACCAAGTTTATCTTCAAGTTGTGCGACTAGTTCAACGTCTCGGATGTTATAGTCTACAAACTTGTTCCAGTCTTTCTCATAGAAGTCTTTGAAGTTCTCATACTCAGAGTGGTCAAGTTTCTCAGCACCAAGTTCGACATTTGCAATGTGACCAAGTGCGAAACTCTCATAACCGATACCACGATACTTGCGGAAGAGTTCCAGGTAGTCAATGCCAGCGATACCAAAGATATCATAATATTGTTGTTCACGACCTTGGACCGTGACTTTGCTACCTTTCACAATCTTCCAAGGTGAGAGAAAGCGAACTTGCTCTTCACCTAGAAGTCTTTCAATTCTATTGACAATGTAAGGAATGTCAAAGAAGCGACTGTTCCAACCAGTGACAACATCAGGTTTGTATTGCTGAATAAACGCAATAAAGTCTTTCAGCATCGAATTCTCATTTGAGAAATAACGATAGTCTACTTCTTTGTTGTCACCGTGATATTCTTTGAGACCCCATGTTGTCAACTTCTTCGTCAAACTATCTCGCACAGTGATGAGCAAGATTTGTTCGTTAGCAGTTTCGATGTTTGGGAAACCATACTCTGTTGAAGTCTCAATGTCGAGTGACAGAATAGAAATTTGTTTAGTGTCAAACTGTATCTCAGGAGTATCTACAAAGTTATCAGATATCCATTGATAGAGATATTGCGTTTGACCATAGATTTTGAAGTTCTCTACATCACGATACTGGTCAAGAAACTCTCTCGCTTCTTTGATACCGCCAGGTTTGAATTCGTCAACATACTCACCCTCAATAGTCTTGAACTTTGTAGGTTTGTTTGCTCGTAAGAAAAGAGTAGGCGAGAAGTCTTTGTATCGTTGCATGATACGCTGACCATCTTTACCTACACCACGAACTAGAATGTTGTTGCCCCATTGCTGGACATTTGTGTAGAACTTCAAGAATATACCTCATCATTTATCATCACACTATTATGCGCTAAAAAGTGTGAATTGTCAACAGTTTTATGCGGCAAGAAAAGTCTTTTACCAATTAAGTAATAAGAGTTTTCTTGGGCATTACAATTCCGCTACCAAAATTGGAATTATAACTATTCTCAAGTTCAGTATTTGGTTCAGCAATATACATTATTGCTTGCTTGTTCAGTGAAATAGGTTTTTCTGTAAACATAGAATATGGACCCATTTGGACTTGCACACCACCAGTTTGATTAGGCGTCAGCATCACAATAGCAGGTTTTTCTACGGTGACAGTTTCTTCATCTTCTTTTTTAATCTTACCAACAATCTCTTCACCGTTAATCATTTTAATTAAAATTACATCACTCATGCGTCTGGATTCTCCGTAGATTGCATCAAATCTGTACACATAGCAATAGCACCTTGCAAACGCACTAAGTCTGTTTTAAGATTGATGATTTCTTGTTCTTTGATTTGAATTTGTTTAACTAACTCTTTCGCATTTGTTTCCAGAGTAGTCTTCTTTTCTTCCACATCAGAAACTTTGATTTGCATTTTGTCAAGTTTCTCCGTAACTGTTTTACTCATATCAACTCCATGTTAAAAAGGACAGTTTCAAGTCTTGTCCAGGACACACTAGTTACTTAACTTCGATACTCTTTGGTTTCTTATGCTCAGGAATAATATGTTCCAAAGCAACTTTCAAAATACCGTTAAGCATCTCTGCATTCTTAACTTCAACATTATCGTTCAAGTTAAACACTCTTGTAAATGGACGCATTGCAAGTCCTTGATGGAAGAATACATCTTTGGTTTCTTCATCTGAGTCCTGTTGTGCGTTACCTTTAATGGTGAGAGTGTCGCCTGCAACATTGACCTCGATATCAGACTTACCGAAACCTGCTACTGCCATCTCAATGACATAAGTGTTTTCATCAGTCTTCTTGATGTTGTATGGCGGATAGTTAGGAATGTTCTTTGCAATCTCATCATGAAATTTTGAGATGCGATTGAACATGTCATCGTAACCGATTAAAGATTTCCCAAACGATGCAGGGAATAAGTTTTCTAATGTGCTAAATGTTGTCATAATTTTCCTCCTAAATTTAGCGAGTTAATTTGCGAGAACCCGTTCGGCGTTCTCAACATAATATATATGCACTTTCTTAAAAAAATCAAGTGCATTATTGGTAATTAAAATAAGCATTGCCAGCAACGCTTACTCTTACCGCATCTGGAACGGAGTGTGGTACCATTTGATGTTGCAACCAGTGTGGGAATATAACTATATCTCCCTCTTCAGGTTCAAACACATAAGTACTACTAGAGAGTTGCATCTCTTCTCCATACCAAAACTGTGTGCTACCAGAATATGGAAAATTTTCTGGCGGCGTATTATTTATATAGATACAAAAAGATATGGCATCTTGCTCATGAATATGTCGCAACTGCATATCTTTAGCATATGAAAAATTTGCCCATATGTTATATAACATAATGTCATTCTTCAATGTATGTCTTGCTTGTACAGGAAATTGCCGTAATGCATTTAGATATGAAGATACATGAAATTTCAATTCTTCCAAAATATCTTCGTTATCTTCCCACCAAGGTTTAAGGTCAAAACTTCTAGTTACAATTCCATGACCTTTTGTTTCGGTCATCCAATCAGTTTTTTTAGGGTGAGGTAAAGTAGCAATAACCTTGTCATTATCAACATCGATTGTTGCCACTTTGTCTTTTATTTTTTGTAAAGATTTATCATCAATTCTAGACTTGTATATTGTAGGACCAAATGGTCTAATCAATTCAGTTCCTTCATTATGAAAATCTACAATAGTTTTCAAGTTAATCATTACGAACCTTCGATTTTCTTTTTCCCTATGTTATATTTTGTTTCTAAAACCCACTCATTCTTTTCTTTGAAAGCAATGACTTTGATTTGAGACAAGGGTGCTTGCTGTGTAATCTTTGCTTCATTGACTACAGTTACAAGTCCCCAATCATTCAGAAGTTTCACAATCGTATTTCTACGAAACTGGTCTTCTTCTGAAAAATTCGTTTGCTTGCCATCTAATCCAAACAGTTCTTTGAAATGTACAATAAAGTACCTACCTTGCTTATGCAAGATATGACAAGACTGATACAACTTTTTATCTTTTTTGGAAGCGATACCTATCCGAGATAGCGTTTCTCTAATTTTTAGAAAATCATCAGGTTGAGATAGTTTGACCTCAACCATATTTTCAACTGTCCATTCATTCATTTTACTCCACCTTTATTAGTAATCTTTTTCTTTATAAGTTCAAGTTGCTTATCGGAAAGGACTGACAGTGCGGCGACTGCTTTAGGATAGGAGTAGTTGTAGTATGCTCGGACATATTCTAATTCTTCACTCTTATCTGCTTTCTGCCATTTATCAAATCGCTTTCGCTTACTAATACTATTTAGTAAAAAGTCAAATTGTAACTTTTTAGAAAGGTGGTGTCTTTGGTTCATCTCATTCGCTTGAAGTACAGTATCGATGCCCATACTCAAACCACGATTAACAATAAAAGGATTGTATTCTTTCTCTGTCAAATCATCAACAATCATTTTTTCTTTTGTTGCAGTGATTGCTTTAATATAATCAAAAGGTGTTGTCATAATTTAATATCCGGTTTCACTCTGTTGAAGTATACTTGACTGTATCTCCAATTGTTCTCTGTCCATTCACTGTGGTCTTCCATATACGCACCATGAATGTACCAACTTGGATAGATGATAGTTCTATTTTTCTTTCCTGCAATGACTTCTGCTAGTTCAGCATCTTCTGCTATATTAGCACGAACATCTAATGCTTCATCAATTGTTTTATCATATGATTTATAGAATGCTGTTCCATGGTTTTCATTATCATTCAAATATGTAACTGACGCTATAAACAATGATGTAGTACTATCTCGGTGAGGCATCATTTGTATATCATTACTCTCTGGAGGATTTATCCAAGAGAAACAGTTAAACTGATAGTCGTGTTCTTCATCAATACAATCATAACCAAGATAGTTCTTCGCCATATCTCTGATTAGCATCTGTATTTCATTTTCTTTAGGATGGTCTGTTTTAGTGACTTGAATGTTGTGTCTACAATCAAAGTAATCTTTATAGTTAGCACTATCAGTACCGTAATGAAAAGAAGGAACCCATGCTTGGTCAAGCATCAGCGCAATATCACTTGGATACTTATAAGTCTGGTCTATCACTACGATAGGTCCAACACCTTCAATTTCATACTTCTTCGTTAGTAGACCATCATTTAACTCAAACAGTTCATGGTGTAGATACGGTATCGGCATTTACTTAAACTCACAATCAACCATCACCTCAGTAAAGAATGCGACCATGTTGACCTCTTGGTCTGCAACATGAACATTCTTATACTGATAGTCTGCAATCTTTAGAACGACTAGAGGAATACTCTGCGGTTGCATGTACTCGCTCATAGTGTCATAAACTTTACGATAGATATCTTGTGCATCAGATGTGTGAATAGTGTCAGCGACCCATTTACGCATCTTCTGAAAGTCTTTAGTTTTGCAGTAATCAACAACTGCTTTAATCTCTACATCTCCGGAGTTGTTCGCCGCTTCTGCATCGATACGACCACCGATAGAAATTTTCTGCAGTTCATTGAGTGTGCGTCTAAAGTCAGGAAAGAACTTCGATACAATACCAGCAACGGTGCTGTTTGTATACTCAACATTCTCTAGCGCAAGAATATCTGTTACACGCTTGAAGAAGTTTCCTGCCAGTATAGGTTTTTCATCTTTAGGAATGTTGAACTCAATCACAGAACACCGTGAGTGTAGTGCTGGAATGATTTTGTTCTTATAGTTACAAGTGAAGATGAACCGACAATTCTTACTGAACTCTTCGATAAAGTTACGCAAAGCAGGTTGCGTCACTGCGGTCAAATAGTCTGCCTCATCATAAATGACCACCTTACCTCCGCCACCGAAGGACACGGTGCTTGCAAAGTTGGTTATCTTTGTTCGTAAGGTGTCGATATCACCTTCACTTGAACCATTTAGGATAATCCAATCATAACCCATCTGTTCGCAAAGTGCTTTTGCGACTGTGGTCTTACCGACACCTGCAGTGCCGCACAACAATAGGTTAGGGATTTCTCCACTCTCTACAAACTGTAGAAAGGTTCGTTCAAGGTGCTTTGGCAGAATAGCATCTTGAACTGTCTGTGGACGATATTTTTCAACCCACAGAAATTCATCACTTTTAATATCCATCATATAATCCTTATGTTAACCTTCGTATGTGCTATCAGTCTCCAACGCAACCCAATATTGCAGGTTCTTGTTAGCATTCACCCAATGTGAGATGTTCTTACTTGAAACAGTCAAATCATACTCACCTGGAATCATACGCAGGTTATCACGTTTGAAGTAGAAAGAGAACTTAGTTCCGTTACCTTCTGCTACTTCGACATTGAACTGATTTGATGTTTGGTTCTTTTTGTCAGTTGCGATTAG